TTCACCAGGATTGACAGGAAGCGGATGTGGGACATACGAGATGAAAAATACCTAAGTCATTGTTTTTCATTTATTATGTTAATCCATCATCATTTAATAAATTTTTACATTAAGAAAGATATAAACAAGCTTCTGTATTTAGGCAACGTTTTAAATCACAAATTGATAACAATTACCTTCGATACAGAATATATTTTAATAGATATATCTGAAATTAAGCGCCGCTTACTTTTGTGCATAAATGGATTAATAGAAACTGAATTAATTACGCGAGCAATGTAAAGAAATTTACAATGTATAATATATTAGAAAAAGCCAATTTATATTTCCCTTGGTCTCTCTTCATATTTATTTACGTCTGAAATAATTGCTTTTCTATATAACGATCCTGCTTAAGCAACTGGTTAGAAAACAGGCAAATGGTTGAAAGTAAAAACGTTGAGGATATGGACTGGCATGTCACGGTGAAAGTTTGCTATACTCCTTTTCACACTTTTGGGGCTGATTCTGGATTCGACGGGATTCGCGAAACCCAAGGTGCATGCCGAGGGGCGGTTGGCCTCGTAAAAAGCCGCAAAAAAATAGTCGCAAACGACGAAAACTACGCTTTAGCAGCTTAATAACCTGCTTAGAGCCCTCTCTCCCTAGCCTCCGCTCTTAGGACGGGGATCAAGAGAGGTCAAACCCAAAAGAGATCGCGCGGATGCCCTGCCTGGGGTTGAAGTGCTAAAACTAATCAGGCTAGTCTGTCAGTGGCGTGTCCTTCCGCAGCTGGCCGGCGAATGTAAAGACGGACTAAGCATGTAGTACCGAGGATGTAGGAATTTCGGACGCGGGTTCAACTCCCGCCAGCTCCACCAAATAAAACAAGGGGTTACGTGAAAACGTGACCCCTTTTTTTTGTCCATGTCCACTTTACGTCCACCAAGCTATAGGATGAAATGCAGATGGCCACAAAATATCAAACCGAGCTGGCATTGAAAGCGTTGCTGTCAGAGTTGCATCGCTCAGGTCAAGACCTCTATGCACTTGTTGACGACGCAATAATGCAGATGCATAAAAGAAAACTATTTGTGAAAGAAGATTCCACCGCAGAAAGATGTGCAGCAGAGGATCCGCTGTTTACTTATGTTGAGCAACTTGCAGGAAGTAGACCAGACATAAAGCCAGGCAATATAGAAGATTTCTAGCATAGAATAAGCACGTTTACTCATCGTAAATGGGGTTATTGCTTGTTATTTTATCCATTAAAAATAACACGTTAGTAGATCTCATTTGTAGCGATGTTGATAAAATGTCAGCAGAGGTTACGGCTTTGTTCAATTAGGACTTAAAATTTATGAGTAACGCTAACAAGCAAACTTTAGATGCTCAAAAACTTTATGAAAATGCCATTGCTTCAATTCAACTCGGTATAGAAGACTTCGAACTTTCGCAAAAGCCTTCAAATGAAGGTGGTAATCCCGCACGAACCCTTTCGTCAGTACGGAACCTCTATGCAGGAATGCTTCTCCTCTTTAAGTATAAAATCGCCATATCGGTTGAGTCAGAAGATGACGCCTATCAACTTATCCACAACCCTCCGAACAAAATATTGCCGCATCCGGATGGTGCAGGAGGTATTGAATGGAAGCCAGACGGAAAATTTAAACCGACAACAATAGATGTTTCAGCTATTGCTGAGCGTTTTAAAAAATTTAAGATTGAAGTGGACTGGAAAGCAATTGAAAAACTTCAACTTTGCCGAAATGAACTTGAACATCTTCACCCTCGGAATACATTTGGTGAGTTAGCTAGTTTTGTTGCAGAGCTGTTTCCTGTTCTTTCCGACTTTATCACTACTGAACTCGAAGAAGTTCCTCAAGATACATTAGGACATTCTTGGGAAATAATGCTTGCTCATCAGACTTTTTATAATCAAAAGGTTGCTGAGTGCAAATCCTCTTGGGAAGAAGCAGATATTCCCAATGGTATATTAGAGTTTTTACAGGATTGTGTATGCGAAGAATGTGGTTCTAAATTGATTAGGGCTTCCCTCCGCAGTCTCGAAGATGAATATAGTGTTGAACGTGATGAAGAAAAGTTCAACTATCAATGCATATCATGCGGCCATATTGATCTCATAGCTCCCGTATTAATGGGGGCATTTGAAACGAAATTTTTTTATTGGCCTCCTGACGGAGACGAACCAACGTATGAGGCATGCTATTTCTGCCATCATGATACTTTTGTGATAAGCGAGCAAGCTTGCCGATGGTGTGAATACAGCCTTGATTATACTGAGTGCAGCTTATGTGGCGAAGCACTAATGCAAGATGATCAAGATAATAATGGATTATGCGGATACTGTTATCACATGGCACATAAAGATTAATAACCTTCTAAATATTTATTAGCCTTAAGAAGAAACCAATTGATAATAGAAAGGGGTTAAATTAAGCGAAACCCCTTTAGCGTGTTTATCGTTTCGAAATTTTAATGCTTTAAGCTTCCTCTTTCTGAACGTCCATACATTCAAATTCGCGAAGCATACAAAGGTTAATGATATATACTCAAAAGGGAACACCTCAAAGAATAAAATCAGGCCGATATTTTTTAACGCAATCAGAAACTCTATTAATCAACTCTAAGCAGCTTTCAATAAAACTATCATCAACTCTCACTAGTCCTGCAATGCCGGAAACATCACCCTCTTCAAAAATTGGTGTCATTGGTGTTTCAACTATAAAATTGAGTGTACTAATTTTAGTAAGAAGGCGAGTATAACTTACTCCATCACCATGCTTTAATGCATTTATTGCAAGGTAACAGTTGTGAAAATCTTCTTTTAACAAATTCTCACCTGCCTGCTTAAGTATGAACTCCACCTCTTTGAAACCATCTTTGCAGTCGAGACCACGCTGTAGGTGTGCTTCGAAAATGGAAAACATTCCGACCGCATGTATCATTTTTTGCATATTTAATGCTTGAAGATTCTTAACTGGGGGGGTTGCACCAGTTTTTGATAGCTCTTCAAGGGTTCTGTCATAAGCTTCGTTTATCGCTCTTAACGAAAAATCAGTACATCTATATGCAAGCTCATAGAATTGATGCATTCTTTTTTACCTCTTTATAAAGTTCATGTTTGATAAATTGATTAAGCAATAAATGCATTTTATGAAAATGCTATGTCCTTGATTAAATTTATCACTTCTCCAAACCTATTTCCCTGTCTCTGTAACATAAAATTTTCTGCTAGCACTATAAAAGTGCTTATACTTCGTTTGCCCTTCCTTTAATTACCCTCAAAGCGACTCACCAGCCAAGAAATGGCATTAGCTTATGATACAAAACCTTCCAATGATGACCATGTAGAAGGAGCACAGAATGCTCATCCGCCACGTAGTGAACAATGTTCACGATACTTTGCACAAAATTTCACTGCATCCATAAGCATTGAGCCTAATTTAACCCTATCATGCCTGTTTCTTACATTATCAATATTATAAATAAATTAGTTTAACGAAGCGCAAATTTTCAGTTTCCGAAAATTGCAAATCAGTCTGCAAAGCCTGTAATCACTGACTTGTTAATGTAGTTACATAACGCACGATTCCGCTAAGGTTGATCATGCCACATGACAAAAATTTTATTTTATCCTTTAAAAAACAGTAAGTTAATATTTTATCTAAATCCTCTTTCGATCCTGAAAACTGAAAAACACTGAAATTCTTTTCATTTTTTTCAGTCTGGTTTTTTACGCCAGCGCCCGGCAATGGCGCGGGCTGGCGGTCTGTTTTGTAGAAAATAGAAACTGAAAAAATTTATTGATCCAAAAACCGCAGGCGGGTGCGGTGTAGTGCCGTTTTTGTCTGCGACACATTTATTTTGTCGGCGTGCGGCTGCGCCTGCGTAACGGTGCTGACGTGATCGGTTTAAGGGGTTACTTGATAGCGGGATGATGCGCCATGGGCTCACAGCGCGTTATGTGGCGTCTGGCGCGAGGGTATAAAAAAGCCCGCATTGTGCGGGCTGAGATCAGGCGATTATCTTCTGGTATTTGCTGCGGGTCTGCCCCGCTCTGGCGGCCACCTGCGTAAAGGCGCTCGCACTGGCCGGTGCACCGGTGCCGGGGTGGGTGTGGCTGGCACACTGCTGCGCCAGCTCTGCCAGCAAATCGATGGTGTCCAGCATCATGGCCAGCGCATTAATGCTTTCGCTGCCGATATGCACGGTTGCCCCCATCAGCTGCTGACCGCCAGCGGCCACGGATTTGCGCAGCGCGGCAATCTTTTCAGTCAGTGCGCCGCTGGTTTCAATGCTGATCCCGCCAGTGACTTTCGTTGACTGTTTCCCGGCAATCTCCGTTTCGGCATCGCCTGCCACACTCGCGACGTATTTCCCCCCGGTGGCCATCGCATAATTGCCGCTGGTCACATGCTGGATATGCCCGGCCATCAGGGTGGCTGTTCCCAGCACAGTGGTTTTGTCCGTGGCTTTAATGGTGGTTTCACGCGTCACCATTTCGCGGGTTTCAGTATCGGCCTGAACGTGGCGGGACATGGATGTTTCGCGGATTGACTGATCCGTCTGTCGCTCCCAGTCACCGCCCTGCGTCACCCGCTGCGATACCTCGGCGCGCTGCTGTTGCAGCTGTTCGCCGGGCTTCACATCCGGCAGGCTTGTGCCCTCCGGCACGGTCTGGCGCACAAACGGCTTATCCGGTCTGCCGCCGGTGAAGGCCACCTCTACCAGCGTCCCTTCGGGCGGAAACTGGAACATGCCCGAATCATTCCCGGCCATTGGCACGGGCAGCGGCACGGCAGAATAAACCGGCGTACCGCTGTCGGGCTTGCCGTCTGCGTCTAGCAGCTGCACATCGACGGCATAACGTGGCCGGAACGGATCGGCAAAATTCCCGCTGCTGGCCGGTTCACTCGCGGCCATCACCCGCGCAAACTTAGGCAGGTGCATACCGCTGGCCAGCTCCGGGAAATGGCTTTCTATCTGCCGCTGTGCCGGTGTTTTTTGCAGGGGCGCGCCGGTGGCTTTGTCGCGCGGCGTCCAGGTGATAACCATCGTGTCGCCGGTGAAATTGACTTTCGTCACCCTCTCGCCGTTCATCTCAACACCGGGGCGCATTGTCTGGATCATCGGCAGCGTCATGCTGTTGCCACCCGCCGCTGCCTGGCTGAATTCATGCGGGATATCCACCGGGCGCGCAGCAAAGAGGGACTTTTCCGCCCCGCCGGTGTAAAGCGAGCCATCCGGCAGCTGATACCAGAGATAATCCGCCACGCCAAAGGCCTTGCCCAGATTATTCAGCAGCTGGAACCCGGTGCCGGAATGCGTGAAATGAGGCACGGGCTTGTCACTGTAACCGGCATCCGGCACGGCCACCGTAAGGCCGCTGTTTTCCGTCAGCCAGGCGGTGATATCGCGCAGCGTGGGGTGCTGGAAAGAGCACGGCCACAGCTTTTCAAACACCCCGGACAGCTCGCGCACAAACAGGCGTGAAAAGCCCTTTTCCGCAGGCTGGGAGCGCTCCACATACCCGGTGAACCAGCGAAACAGTGACTCACCGTAGCCAATATCGAGACGCACCATTTTGCCGGTGTAATCCTGCTCCGTTGCGGCAGTGATGAAACCGCGCCCGCAACTGCTCAGCTCCAGCACGATATTCACATCAGCGGCATGCACTTCGTCACCGGACAGGTAAAGACGTTTTACAGGTTTCATACTCACCCCAGCGCATCATTCACCGGTTTCAGCACCTTGCGCTCAAACCACGTCATTTGTTCTGCATCCTCTCCGGCCTCTGCCGCCCCGCCAGCTGCGCCGGGCTTCTGCGCCTTACTGGTTTTGCGGCTGTTTACTGCGGCCTCTTTTTTCTCCGCCACGCTGATATGCTCACTCAGGGTAAACGTGATCGCCCAGGACATACGCCCGTCCTGCTGCGGGGCATCAATCGTGCCGCTGAATGAGGCTTCACGCAGATTAACCGCCCGCGCAACGCTGTTGGCCACACGATACACCATGCGTTTTCCGCCGGAATCGGTGGCGTTGGCCAGCTGGAAAAGCCGGGTCAGCACGGCCACATCTTTAAAGGCAATTTCACCATTAATACGCAGCTCTTTACCCTTCGCGCCCTGCTCCGATTTACTGGTCGCACTGGTCTGCCCGGACTGGTCTTTGTCGGGGAACTGCTGGCTCACCGTCACGCGGATGCCTTTCAGGGGGATGGCTTCGCCGTTAAGCGCCAGTGTGGTTGTCGTCGTCATGAATCATCTTCCTGATACTGCTCAGATCAGCACCGGCGAGCATCAGCGCGGCGGTGTATACGGATGAAAGCGCCGGAATCCCGTCAGCCATCTGGCGCACGATCTCCGCCGCGTTGCCACGGGCAGTAAATACCCACGCCCGTGCGCTTTTCCCGGCTACTCCGCCCGCGCCGGTCGCAATATCGGCCAGCATACCGGCGCGCCGGCCACTAAAGCCGGTGAGCGCAGCCTTGAGCGCTGTCATATTCAGACCGCCCGCCGCGCCCGCCTGCGCAATCTCGCCCGCGCTACTGACGGTTCTGGCCGTGGGAACAGACAGCGGCAGGGCAGCGGGCAGACCGTTCATCGCCCTGGCGGGCTTCTGCATTTTCACGGTGGCCAGCTCCGCCGCCGAACGCGCAAGGCGACTGACCTGTGTGAACGCCGGGGCGGGAAAAACCGCCGTCAGCGGATCGAGGCTTGCCATAAATTCATCATGCGTCGCGCCGGTGGCCATCATGATCACCACCTCCGTTTTGCCGCTCACACCGGATAATTTTTCCGCCAGCCACGAAACGGCATTGGCCGGGCTCAGATACGCCCCGTTATCCGTCTGCTGCCCCAGCCCGTACACCCACGGGTGTGCGGCCACAATGGAACAGCTCAGCGCCGGAAACTGGCCGGGAAAAGCCAGCGTTGCTTTACGCCACATCCGCAGGCACCTCCGGCCAGACCGGTGCGGTCACGTCCACGCGGTTCAGTAACACACGATAGGTTTTGAGCGCCTGGAGTGATTCGCTTTCTTCCTCAGTCGCGATACCCAGCTCCACCGCATCCAGTAGCGGGGTGATGGCGGCGTTGACGCTGCTAAGGAGTTTTTGCTTTTTCTCTGTCGCCAGCTGGATCAGATCATCTTTTTCTGGCGGCGGAATATCCGCCCACGCTGGCAGACCTTTTTTCCCGGGAATACGCATTTTTCCTTCAGGCGGGACGCCACCGGCAAATTCAGCCCAGATTTCATCAGCAACCTCTTTTGCATCCTCAAAGAAAGTGCCTGCATCGATATAATCCTGTTTCAGGGCTTCAGGAATAAACGTGTTATGTTTTGCGCTGTAGTAATACATGGTTAATACCCCGTCGCCATCCAGTAAGAACCACCCTTATCAAAGCCGATTGCAGCCCCCGTTCGGGTAACTGATCCTCTTCTTACGGATGAGAAGTTGATCGAAGAGTCTCCACCGTCCCCGGTGATGCAGACCTGAACATTCACGCATGCACGGGGGAAAGCGATCGGGAAAGTGACATTTGCATAACCAGCCCATCCCGGCGCGATAAAACCCCACTGGGTAATAAGTCCGGTACTAATATCCTTAAACCAGCCATTAGCATCCAGACCCGCAGTATTTTGTAACTGATACCGCGCGTCAAAATGGCTGTAGTCGTTTAACGAGAGGCGGTTTATATGCACGTTGCCGGTAGCGTTGTTGACTGTGAAAGGACGCAGACTATTGTAAGTGCCGTACGGGTTTCCCTTATCCGTCAGAAGCAGGTAGGTATTTACGTTATCCTGCCGCCAGAATGCACCATAATCACCATAAGCCATGCGAACGACATCAGGATTCGTCGAAACGATTTCAGCGTTAACAATGAGCGGAGCGCCGTTCCTGGTTAACAACTCAAGCCCGCCGCCAGCCCTCAACACCAGTCCATTATTTCCGCCTTTGTAATTGATAAAGGATGCATCGTTCGACCCTGCCGCCCCTTTCCCGATATACCACTGATTTGAGGAGGACGAATCGCGGGAAACTATATAACTGGCAGCGCCTGCTGAAGGTGCGGTGATGGATAAAGCATCGCTGTCTTCAAAAATGGCCAGCCGCCCGGTCATCGTGTCGCCACTCTTCGCAACCGCACCAACATTAGACGCCGTTGGCATGTTCTTCGTGTTGAAATCACGTCGCCACCCAGGCAGGTAGCCGCTGCCATTGTCGATGTAGGTGAACTGCGAATTGCGGGTTGCATTTGTTCCGGCACCCACAGTGGTTGTCGTGGTTACACGGATCGTCATGGCCGAACGGTAGCCCATAACCTCTACCACTGCGCCTGCAAGATGGATATCACCGCACCCAGTGTCGGTAATGATTTTGTTCTCTGCATAGATCCATGATCCCCGACACATCCAGTACGGGTGATTAAAAGCGCCCTGACTTTCCAGCCATGTAATGAACTCGCCAGTTGTCCAGTGATTAGCGTCGCCACCAATTGAAATTGCAGGCGAGTGGGCACACGCTGCACCGATAGTCCGGGCAAATAGCCGTTTATCGGGAATATCTGCTCCGTTCTGGTTTTTTTTCAGGCCGGCTTCGGCGTTATCAAAAGCCACTTTCACTGCGGCGGGCGTCGCCGCCATAGCCTGACTGGTGCTGTTTGTGGCGCTGGAAAGCATGACAAAACCTTTCTCCGTCAGCGTTGCATCAGGATGGTTGCGGGATTGCTCATGCAGCCGTAAGGCATTATCAGCGTCGCGCGCGCTCACGGTTCCCTTCGGGCGCAGGTCGGTAATGTTTCCGGCCGCATCAATACTCGCCAGCGCGAAGACATAATGCTGCACCCCATCCTGCACGTAATCCGCGAGGTTTGCGGCCACCGTAATGTTGCTTTGCACCGTCCAGGCACTGGTCAGGGTTCCCGTCCAGCACACATCCAGCCAGACGTTAACGGGCTTGGCGCTAAGGGTAATATTCTGGTTAGCGACCAGCTGTGTGCGCAGCCCGGCCACGTATCCCGCGCCCTGGGTAACAAAGTATTGTGTGCCGGTTCGCCCGACCATATAGCCGTCACCAAAGAAAGACGCCATGCCATAGATATCAATGTTTTCCAGGCGCTGGCGCTCATCCATCCCGGCCATGCGGGCGGTAAAGTCGATCTGCCATGTTTCAGCAGGCGTGCTAATACCGGTTTCAGCCTGCGCACCGGTGAACTCCATCAGAAACGAGCGGGTCAGCACATTACCCTGCTGCCCTGCGGCCGTTTTCAGCTTCTGCTGCGCCGGGGCATGCACCACCATGGCAAGGATGCCACTGGCTTTGTTAACAAGCCCGATCCAGTTGAAGGTGAAATTACCCACATCAGCGCCCAGCACCACTGAAAAGGCCACGGCATTAGCACTGACCACACCGGTGCGCGACACGGCCTGGCGGTGAACAATCTGCGACGCGGGCGGCAGCGTCTCCGCACGGTTTACAGGCAACGAGGGATCAAGGCCGGGTACGTTCGCGAAAACGAATTCATCCAGCACAACAGGCTCACTGCTGATGGTCTGCCTGGCTTTCCATTGCTCGAATGCCGTAGTGATAGCTGTCTGTGACATTTTTTACTGCTCCTTACAGGCTGGCGCTGAACGTCGCGCCGCTGACCGAACCGGCCAGGCTGGCCGGATAACAAATGTATTCCCCCTGATCCCAGCCAGCACGGATGGCCAGCTTTTCGGAGGTGATGACTTCAAACTGATAACGGCGGCAGGTTCTGCCGTACTGCTGGATTATCTGCACAAGCAGCTGCGTGTTACTGGCTATCTGGCCATCGGTGAGACGTAGCGTGATAATGTCCCAGTCAATCCCTGGTTGCCGTTCAAGCACTTCAACAAGCCCGATCCCCAGTCGCTGAAAGATTCTTATAAACCCTTCAACGGAACCGGCATCCGCCGCATTGATAAAGGCATACGCCACCCGCTTACGGAACAGCGTCAGCGGCTCCCCGTCGAAGCGGGAAATGTCCCGGTCATAGGCAATCAGGGTAAGCAGTGGCTCGGCGCAGGTGAGCGGATCGAACTGACTCACCGGCCACGTCAGCCAGCCATAAACAGCCTTCCAGAATGTGCGCGCGGCGCGCAGCAGCTTTTTCGGTTCACCGTTATCCATCCAGAACGGCAGCGCGAGCGCCGCCAGCTTTTTCATAAACTCAGGCATTAGTGACACTCACGGTTAAGGATTGCAGGCGCGGCACACTCAGCTCACTGACAATATCCGGGAGTGAAAAGGCCACCGAATCGGCCAGCGGAAAGGCCTGGTGAATCTCCTGCCCCAGTCGCGAGAAGCTGAAGCGGGCGTAAGGCCATGTTTTTTCGACACTGAAATCGGCGTTTTCACGAAAGGCGCAGCGGATCATGTTTTCCACACCGGTTTTCAGGCTGCTGCGCGCATCCTCACTGACGCTGGCAAGGTTTCGCACATACACCATGACGGTCAGCGCATGCCGCGTTTCCGGCATGGGAAAGCACTGCATATCATCGCCATGGCCGTGATGCCCCTGCGTGGTGATGTAGTCGTTAACGGTTGCCACAAACGGATCAGATGCCACGCCGGTATCAAGCAGAAGATAGGCATTAGCCGTGCCTGGCCCCCGTGGTGCGTCATGTTTAAAAAACACGCGGTCTATACTCAGCCCGGCCACGCCTGCAATCATCGACCGGTACACGGCGTCAGTGTGATAATTGCCGACCAGATTGAACTGGTTGCGGCAGCGCTCGCGCAGCTCGTCGTCACTCTCTTCATCCGCGCCCGGCGTCGTCAGCCAGTCCTCTTCGTTGACCGCGTGACTGATACCGTCCACGGCCACCGGCAGAATGCGGTAATACCCCGGCGCAAGGTTATAGGCACCGCCCGGCGCACTGGCTTTCACTGGGATAAGCGCAGCGGGCTTGTCGGCCGTGATGGTGAAATCGTCCAGCGTGGCCAGCACGTAAATCACGCCGTTGATTCGCTCGGTCTGGATAAGCGTTCCCGCCTTCACCGTGACAACCGCCGTGGCATCCGTTTTATAAAAGCGAATCATTCCCAGCGCAGCGCTAGCGGGTTTTGGCGTGACATTCACCGCCCAGGCGAGCAGCCGCAGCATTTCCCCTGATGCAGTGGCCACAAACATGCTGGCCAGCACCGTATTTACCAGCACATCCTTAAGCCACAGCACCGGCGTGGTCACAATGGCGGTGATTAGCCGCCAGAACGGAGACATGCGCGAGGTATTGGTGATAATGCCCTCTTCAGCGACGATATGGTTAAAGCGGGTGCGTAGCGCCTCAGCAGTCACCGGCATGCCGGACTGCTTCACTACCTCTTCAAAATCAACCTGCGGCTTATTTGTCATAGCTCTACCCTGGTAGAAATTGCCCCGAACTCCCACGTGCCCGCTGTGATCCAGAGGCGCTTAAGGTTTTCCTCTGTGATGACCACCGTTCCCGGCTCTATTCGCTCATCACTTTCGATCAGCAACTCCAGACGCGTAAGAATGTCGCCGCGCAGGGTCGGGCTGCGCTCGGCGATAAGCTCAGTCGCCAGACCACTTTCTAAAATGGCGTGAACAATGTCCTGCCCGATGCTTTTACTGTTATTGCAGAGTGTCGGCTCATTCCCCGGATTTAAAACAAAGTTCCGGCCATCAATCAGTAAATCAATATATAAAAGGTCACTCATGCATGTAGCTCCTGCCATTCCGCAAGCTGTCCCGGCGTCAGCGGCTGCTGGGTATTAATATTCAGGGTGCCGATTTTCTGGCTGCGGTCTGTCACGGTACTGGTATTAGCGGAAATGGTTTTGCTGATGCCGCCTTTATCAATATCGGTTAAGCGTCCGCCGGTGGATAACGTATTTTGCGTCACGGTTGGCGCAGGTATTTCCTGCGCGCTCACCGGCACAGTATTAATTGCCGTTTCCGCCGCAAGCGAAATATCAACGCCGGGAATTTTATTTAATTTTTCAACTATCCAGTTCCACGACTTAAGAAACCCACCTTTAATCGTGTTCCAGATATTATCGAACAACCCCATAATGCCGGAGGCCATATTCCCCAGCGACTCTAACGGGGAAAAACCGGACAGTAAGGCCGTAAATTTATTCCATCCCTCGCTGATGTATTCCCATGCGCCCGTAAAGACTTCGGCCAGCCACGAAATATATTTCTCAACCAGCTTAAACGCCGTGGTGTTCATCACTGCCGCTTTCACGTCGTCCCAGTGCTTAATCAGCATGTAACAACCGATGGCCAGCAGGGCAATCGCACCGATGATCAGCAGAATCGGCCAGCTCATAAAGTTGATGGCCGCACCGGTCAGCACCGACGCAATACGAACTGCCAGCAGCACCCCACGCAGCGCAGAGAGTGTAGCGGCGTAAGCCGCAGTTGCGCCCCGGACAAGCCACATGACGGCGATATGTACTTTCGTGACCGCCATGACGGCGGACATAATCCCCCGCAGACCGCTCATGATAAAAAATGATACGCCCATAACGATATTGGCCAGCGCCCCGGCACCGGCCAGGCTCATGATGGCCAGCGCGGCATACCCCACCACGCGCGCGATATTGGGAAACATCTCCATCCATTTTGCAAAGGTGGCACCCATATCCGCCAGACGGTTCAGCAGCGGATAGAGAACCGGGATCAGCGTCAGGCCAATAACGGTCTGGATCGCGGTAAGGATGGCCATAAAGCGATCCCACGGCTTCACCATTTTCGCGGCCATCTCCTGGGTACGCTTCAGCCCGTCCGATCCGCCCAGCTCGGTGATATTGCGCTGCATCAGCGCCACGTTGCCATAAAGCTGTTTCACCACAGCCGAACTGTCACCAAAGGCATCATCCAGCTCTTTCTGTGCTTTCAGGTTCCCTTCGAGGCTCTTGCCGTATTTGCCCTGTAATTTTTCCAGCATGGCGGGCATGGACAGGAGATTGCCGTTGGCATCCTCAAACGACAACCCCAGCTTTTTCGCCCCGTCCACTGCCCCGGTGATAAAGCTCTCATACGCCCCGCTGGCCTCGGTGCCCAGCGTCCGGCTCAGCTGCCCCAGCACGGCCAGTTGCTCATCGAGGCCGATATTGAAATTCGTCCCGACGCCGCGCGCGCCTTCGATCAGGTCTTTGACCGTGCCCAGCTCAACGCCAAACTGCTGGCGCATAAAGGCCATTTTGCCCGCCAGCTGCTCGGCGAACTGCACTTTGCCCAGGCGCTCGGCATCACTGCGGAAATTACCGAACATCTGCCCCATAAATTCAGCGGTTTCGGCGGAGGTGGCTTTCATCGCAAAGGCCAGCGTGTTGGCAACTTTCGTCACCTTTGGCAGCTCCGTTGAAGTCAGCCCGGCAATCGCGCCGTTAATTTCTGCCGTGGAATTCACAAACTCCACCGCGCTGGCACCGTATTTCATGCTGAAAAGCGTGGCATCACGGCTGACGGTTTTCAGCGCGTTGTCGTCCACGCCCCGCGCCGATGCCTCCTGAAGCGCGTCATACATTTCAATAGCAGGACTCAGCGCCCCCTTAATGGTCTGCGCCACGCCCCACATCGCCAGTGCGCCCATGCCGATGCGGTTAAAGGCGTCCTTGGACTTATCGGCAAAAGCCGTTACCGATCGCTGCGCCTGCCTTAGCGGGCGCGTTAATCTGTCGATGAGCCTTAATTCAAAATCCAGTTCATTCATCAGGAGCCTTTAAACGCTTTTCCGATGCCATTGCCCACCGCCGCAGACATAAATTCCCAGTGGCGGTTATCCAGCCAGATGGCGGCAGCAATATCATCAATAGTGTCCTCCCCGTGGGGGAGATAATGGCGGCGTAAAATTAAATATTGCGAGAGTCCATTTGATTCAATCGCCTGAACCCGCTGCGTTAGTTTTTTACTTCGATTTCCAGCTCAGGCGCGTAAATCTCATTAATTTTACCAACCAGCTGGAGCGCCGCGCCCGGTCGTTTCACAATATCCGCCAGCGCTTCTTTACTTTCCGCTGCGACAATACGGTTCAGATAATTCACCGCCGGGGCGACCTTATTATCCATCGACATTTCGTTGATGAATTTATTGTATGCCGTGGTATTAGGTGTAAATACCAGCTCAACGCCACCAATCATTAATTCAATCTTTTCCATTTATTATTTCCTCTCGTTTATTAATTTCATCGACCAGCGTGTTATGACGCGCTGCACAGGCTGTATATAAATTCTGGTAATCCAGTAATGCCCCGGCAATATATGCCCCGGTTACGCCGTTAAGGCGTGGCAGTTTCTCCGGACATTTTGTTTTCAGGTTTTCCTGATAGGACACGTTCGGCGCGATCTGCGGCGTCGTTGTACAGCCGCACAAACTCATCAGACACACAGACGTTAGTAAAAACCGGCTTAACGATTTCATAGCGAATCTCACCTGGCTGATCGGCCTGAAGCGCCGCCAGCTTGTCTTCAAGACTACGGGCGGAGTCGCTGGCAATGCCCCGGAACACGTTGCCGGTAGCGGCGGCCGCTTTCTGCACAGCCAGATCGAGGCTGTCACGGTGCCACGTCGCCACTTTCCAGCCCGCCAGAAATGCCAGTGCCAGCCCCGCCAGTACCGCAACTGCCGCCCTGCTCATCAGCGCACCCCGTTATGCTCAAGGCTGAAATGATTACCGTCCGGGCGGGATTTGAAGCGCCCGCCCCAGCAGCCGCCAAGGCTTTCCCAGTATTCCCCCAGGGGGCGGTATGCTTCGGTCTGCGTCTGGTACACACCGTTGATAAACAGGTTAAAGTCCACCGCCAGACGCTGGGTATGCAGACTGTTACTGATGCCGCTGCCCTTTTTCGCATTCAGCGCTGCCTGCTCCGGGGTACGGTATGCCTCGCCAAAGGTCAGGCGATAGCCCTTGCTCTGCGCCCAGTGGATCAGGTCAGCAATCAGCGCCGTAAACAGCTGTTGTTTTTCGCTCAGGGTCATTGTTTTTCTTCCTGTTCGCTCCCCGCCCGGCGGCGGAGATACATTTCAACAGCCTGATAACCGGCAATCCCGAGCCCTGCCCCCAGCCCCTGAATCGCCAGCGGGCTGGCATCGGGGATCTGAATCAGAATGGCACCGGCCACAACGGAAACCAGGCTCCCCAGGATGACGCGACTGACAAACAGGCGCGGCGTGATGGGGTCATTGCTGGCCAGCACTTTGGCAATCGCGATCAGCGCGCCAATAGCCAGCAGCGAATACAAACTTTTTTCATGTTCCTGCATTTTTTCCGTTATCCGATAAGGTTTGCCGTGGCTTCCGCTTCCAGATACGGGATGCCGTCAATGTTGATAAAACGCGGATCAGTCACCTTGAACGGGATTTTTCGCGTTGCCAGTGCGCCGCCCTTCGGATCGATATCCAGAATGTCAGACATGATCATTTTGCAGCCGAAGGCCTCGACTTTGGCCTCCTCATCCCCGGCTTTGGCGTAAAACATAAAATCCTGCGGCGGGATGCCACGCCATGATCCGGCCTGCTGCGCCAGCCCTTTGATAAGGGCAAAATATTTGATACTCAGCTCCAGCTCACCTTCTGCCGCCACATCGCCGTCAACGTAGCCATCCGGCACACCGTGCGTCTGTGTAGCGGCGGTGTTGTCGGTAATGGAAAGCGTGATTTTCTCGGCATGCACCTGCGTACCGTTCACCAGAAAATCAAATGACATGCCACTGATACGCTTACTCATGCGCTGGCCTCCACGGTCTGATCGAGCACAAGACTGATCGAGATTTGCAGCGGTACTTCATACGGACGCACCACAATGTAAATCTCGACGTGTTTTTTGGTTTTCCAGACGATTTTCACGTCGCCATCCTGCGGCGGCTTCACCTCTCCCGGAAACGTCACACCGTTGATTTGTACGGATCTGGACATTTCACGCAGCGGCGCGGCGAAAATGGACTGGTGCGCGGCAATGCTCGCCGGGGTGCTGTTAAGCGAACGGTCGCCAATTTTGCCGATGGCCAGCAGTCGCACACGGCGCGCCACCTTGTCAGCAATGCGCAGCGTCTCAATCGACTGATAATCGCCGCCCTCAACATCCAGCGTCCGCCCGTCTGACCAGTAAAGGCCGTCATAATCGGGATACCACATCGGCACACTGAAACGCTGCGCCTCCAGCGCCTGGAGGGTGGCCACCGTGATGGCTTCACCCTCGCCATCCACCGGCATTTCGTCACTGCCGGTACTCAGCAGCGCCCCGGTTTTCACGCGCGCCGGGCTGTCTGCGACGGTAACAGCACGGTTACACAGCCGCCCGGCCAGCACACCCGGCTCGTTGCCCCACAGGCACGGAACCAGCTGAACCGCCTTTTCTGCGATGCCAGCCTGAAGCGCTGACAGCCGCGCCAGATAATCGGCCTGGGTCTCTTTTGCCTGAAAACCTTCCACGGCCAGCAGGAACCATACCCAGCGCCCGTACTTTGCAATAAGCTCAGCGCGAAGCGTGGCGGCCAGATTGATCGCGGCTTTGTCGCTCACGGCATCACACAGCACTACCCCTTCAACGGAGCACGCCAGCTGCGCCGCGTGAACGGCTTTTGCCCAGGCATCAGGCTCGGCATCATCGGCCAGCACATGCACGAATGCCCACCAGTTCTGCCCGGCGTTTGCCCGTGCCGCCATCAGATAGCTTTTCAACGGACTCGCTGCACTGCCCAGCAACGCATCAAAATCCGTCTGGGTGTTTACCGCCTGCGTTTTGCCGGTGCCCTCTTTACCCCTGCCGATAAACAGTACGCAGCGCTCGACTTCCGTCACTTCGCCCTGCAACTGGTTTACCTGGTTTACGTCCACACTTGGCCAGGTCATGTTTTCCCCTTATCTGTCCTGCGCGTTCACATCCCAGCCAAAGCCGATGGCTTGCAGCTGGCGCGCCAGTGCCTTGTTAAATTCATCATCATTCATGCCCAGAAATGCGCGGGCAGGGACGTTGATAACCCAGCTTGTCTTCACCGCCCTGCCGCTCATCTTGCGGATAATTACCCCCGCCTGTGCGTAAGTCATGGTGTCGGTGATTTGCCGGTAAGTCGGTTTTTTCCACCGCTTACCGCGCTTTACTGCATACCCCAGCGCCCGCAGCTTTTTGGCCTGGCCGATGGTGGCTTTTTTACCCGGCTCCGCCCGGCTTCTCTGTCCGCTGCGGTTTACCCGCACGGACATGCCGTATTGCTGCGAGTACCCCACCACACCGGCAGGAACAGGCGAAGCCCCGTTGCGGTAGCCACCGCCCTGCAAATACACCCGCACGGCGTCAATTTCCGGCATTTCCCGCACATGCAGCAGCTTCGGCAGATTGCGCAGCATCTTGCCCCGGCGCTTTGTCTTTCGCCCCGCCCATGCGTTGCCATCGGGCGACTGTTGATTGCGCACATTGCGTTTTGCGGCAGCAATCAGGCCGTATTTCGCCAGGCGCCATAAAAGCCGCTGACGCTTGCGGGGCGGCAAATCAAGGCTGGCCAGCGCGTTTTGCAGTTCGGCCAGCTGGTCCGGGTTCAGCTCCCCGCCCGCAAACATCAGGACTCACCCACCGGCGCGCCCGCTTCATCAACGCCGTGAACCGTGGCGCTCAGCGCCGTCCAGATCTCCGGCTCAACCAGTGACCAGCGTTCACCGCGATACGGGATAAGGCCACCGGCATCCGGCCTGATAACCAGTTCATCCGCGAGGGGAAGGGTCAGCACCACCGTGGCGGTTTCCTCATCCTCAAGCGTCACATCCCAGTCGGCTTCCGTGTTTTCAATCCCCAGCTCTTGCATCACCGGGGCGGCGTGCTCATCCATCCAGACTTCAAGCAGCGCAACCAGCAGCTGCGGCGCAACCAGGCGAAACGGGAAGCGCTCCCACGACAGCAGCGCGGTATACCGCAGCGCGGAAAGGCGGTACTGCCCTGCGCCTAAATCACGCGCTGCCGAAATAACCTGCATCCCGTCAATCTGGCTGTCGAAACTCCGGCGCGCGCGCTCCGGCACGTTCTGCGTAAAAAATGCGGTAAGCGAATCCAGCTGTGTTTTCATACTTTGCGCACCCCCGCACGTTTCAGGCCTTTCATATGCCGGATAGTCACTGAGGATTCAGCCATCAGCCCGGCGCGGGTTTCGTCGCTCTCCTGCCCCGGATGGGTTTCACGCCGCCCGATAGTGGCGAACTCACCGAGCAGATCGGCTTTTGCCCTGGCAAACACCGCTTTGGTGTACTGCGCACAAAGACCGTTAAGGCCATCCATGACGGGGCCAGGCACATCAGCGGCGTTTTCATGCCCCGCCGCCCGGTGCTTTGCCTCCACCGTGGCCAGATCGGCATTCACTTCCATCACTGCCGCCAGTAATGCACTGGCAAGGGTGCTGGCGTCCATATCAGGCGGTAACGCCCGCTGTGACTGAAAATCTGCCAGATTCAGATCCGGCCAGAATCCGTCATTGGTTAACGCCACATCCTGATAGTCGATCGGCTTTCCGCTAAACATGGCTCCCCCGAAAAAGGCGGGCTGACCGGCATCCAAGGCGCATAACACCGCTGTGTTTTGCCCTCCGCCGCGCCCGCCCGGCTTGCGGTAGTCGTTATTATTCTTTTGTCAGACTGCGGATACGTGCGGCAATCTGGGCGCGCAGCGTGGTAACGCCCACGCGCTTGTAAAGATGCTCAGCGCTGGCCAGCAGGGCATCGGCTTTTTCCAGCGTTTCCACATCCTCTACAGCCGTGGCGCGTGGCTGACCGTTGTCATCACGCAGCAGCATCTGACCGGCAAACTTGAACCATTTGGCGGTGATTTCTTCATGCAGTCGCCAGTGCTGCGTGACCTTTTCAAAGACCTGCGAGAAATAGGGCTCCACACTTTCACCCGCTGCGGCCGTGTCTTCCGCCCAGGCCATCACCGTATCGGCGACAAACACAGGGAAGCGGCTTTTGATGCCCTCCGGGGTCGGTTGCTGCTGTTCGATGGCGATATCGGCCAGGCGCAAGGCCTCATCCAGATCGCCCGCATCAAACATCCACACCACGTACCAGGCAAAGACCGGGTTTTCATACGCGCTGTCGCCACTCAGATAGGCTTCAATGGTCGGTTTCCAGCGAGGAATAAGTTCATCACGCTTGTACGCCTCGCGATCGGCAATGGTCGGCAGCGCGCGCACATACGCCACATCCTGATTCAGCATCTGGATCTGCATATGCAGGCTTTCCATCGTCTCGATGGCCTTGCGCTGCTTTAACTGCTGCGCCGCATTGAGGCGTTGGCTGTGTTGCTGTGCGGGTGAAAGTGCCATTTATCAGCCCTCTGCCGGTTCGGTCACTTTGCCGATGGTCACAGCCTCTTCATCGATCGCCGCGTACAGCTCCGGCTCTTCGACGGCATAGCCTTCGTTGCGCAGGTATTTGTTTTCATACTGCTTACGGTCTTCAACAAACTCCGCCTTACGCTGGCGTGTGCCGCGCTGGGTGTAGATATGAAGGTTGCTCAGCGGCGTTACCACCATGCGCTTACCCGGCATAAACGGCGGGATGATGGCCGGACGGCCTGCGATGGTGCTGCCAAGCAGCTGCGCCGCGATTTTTTCCGTGGGTCTGTCAGCAGCCTGGTAAAGCCGGTACTGCTCAGCGGCCACAAGGTCAGCACCAACCAGCACGACCAGACGCGGATCGGTGCGGAACTGAGCCGGGATCTTGGCGTTGATGAGATCAGAGGCCATGGCATCCAGCGACCGGTAATCACCTTTGTCGTCCAGGGTGATCGGCGTGTCCATGATCTGGAAGCCGTCGTTGAAGGTCTTCATACGGGCATGCCAGCCGATATTCACGTCCTCACCGTTCGGGTTCTTCTCCGGGTCGGTGTCCACCGCGACGGACTTGCCGTTAAAGCCGATACGCAGCATATCAAGCGCAAACGCCTGATTAGAGAACGTCTGAACCATCTGGAAGAATTCGCCTTCGCTGCCTGCGTTTGCCCACATGGAAAGCAAATCCCAGCGCAGCGCGGCGCAGGAGTCCGTTTCAACGAGTTTGTAGTCATTACCGTCAACGCCTACACGTTTGGTAAAACGCCCTTCAGCCTTGCGCCCGGTATGAAGCGCAGACGCTCCCACAGACACAACCTGGCCACTCAGCTGATCAACATCGGCGACGGTGATCATGCTCAGGAATTCAACAGACTCCAGCAGCGCAGCGCGCAGGGTTGTTTCCTGCGGATCGGTTAATTTGAATGCGCGGGATGGATTAGTGACGCCATAGTGTTCTGCCAGACCGGCAGAAAAGGCATCAATAAAATCCAGCGCACGGTTATTTAATTGCATACGGTTCCCTCGCGTTGACGCGATTTAATAAATAAAGTCGGGTGACTTTTTGCGAAAACGATGATCAGATAAATTTAAAGCGCTTATCTTTTTTATCGCCGAACTGACGACGCGGCAGATCGGTCACGCGTTTATCCAGCTTGCTGAAATTTTTCACCACGTCTTTAATATTTCCCAGCAGCGTTGAAAACTCCTGCGTATCGATTACCTCAGCAATTTGATCAACATCCTCCACGGTGGAATTCAGTTTTTCTTCAATCGCTGTAACACGCGTTTCCAGTGCGTTAACAGCTTCTGCAAGCGCCTGCAATTTATCGTCGCCAGCCGGTACGTCTTCCTGCGGCTCTTCTTCAAAGTGTGGCTTGATACCAAATAATTTTTGCCATTGTGGCTTCATGTTTATCGCCTTATTAATGTTTCCGTTGGTGGTTACTGAAAACGCGTAGTAACCCGATTTATTTTTATTACGCTCAGAGAAGCGTAATCGTGTAGTGCCCACGCTGGCGGGTGAGTCAGTGACCGCCAGCCCTTTGAGATAGGTACGCCCGGTGCCGCGCCAGTCCTCTTCGGGTTCAATGGAGAAATAAACCAGTTGGTCTTCGCGATTAGCATGAATAAGGTTCATGGCAGGGCTAATTTTTGCGTAAAGCCGGGCAAGACCATCATTTCCGTCCTGCCACATTACCTCGCGTACTTCCCCGAATGTCCCCCACCCACGCTCATGCTCTGGCCAGAGTCTCGCGCTGTAATGGTTAAAGTCATAGGTTTCACCCATATCAATAATCCAGTCGCGATAAATCTGGCGTCCGTCAACCGTATCTCCTTCGGTGGCAATACACAGCCAGTCTGTTAACAGTTGAGACATTATTTCCTCTCGCCTCGCTGATATTGCAGGGCGATTATTACGGAATAAATAAATCCCTTCACCCCGGTTAATTCTTATGAGTTCGGATAACAGCCCTTAGTGGAATGGTTACGAATAATACCCGCCGTTTTTTATATTCAGGCGCGGCATAATTAAGCCTATGGCTAAATACTCAGAAGAATTAAGAGGCGTTGCCCGTGCATTATATTTGCGTCGCGCCACGCCAAAAGAAATTGCATCCGAATTAAATCTGCCGAATGCGCGGATCGTTTACTACTGGGCGGAAAAATACAGCTGGGCTGACTTACTGAGCCACGAAAGCACAGAGGAAGCGATTGAACGCCGTTACCAGCTGCTTGCTGCGCGTGACGGTAAAAGCGACACCGAACTTAAAGAAATGGACATGCTGATCGCGCATGCCACCAAACTGCGGGCGCAGAGCAACAAGCATAAAGAGAAGCTGGCAGAAAACCGGGGAACGACGCGCGGCAACGCTACGGAAGACAGCGACGGGGAGCCGCGCAAAAAACGCAAATATAAAAAGAATGATGTTTCATCCCTGACGCAGGACGATTTTGATGCCTGGGCAGATGAGCACCTCTTTGAATACCAGAAGCACCTGCGGCTTAACATCGGCCAGCAGGTGAGGAACATCCTCAAAAGCCGCCAGATCGGCGCGACCTGGTATTTTGCTTATGAGGCTTTTGAAAATGCGGTAATGACCGGCGATCCGCAAATTTTCTTGTCCGCGTCCAAAGCGCAGGCAGAGGTGTTCCGCTCCTACATCGTGAACATCGCCGAGCAGTATTTCGGGATAACGCTCACCGGCAACCCGATTCGCCTGAGTAACGGCGCAGAGCTGCGTTTTCTCTCAACGAACAAAAACACCGCTCAGTCATACAGCGGGCACCTGTACTGTGACGAATATTTCTGGGTGCCCAACTTCGCCAGGCTGAACGAAGTGGCCAGCGCGATGGCCACGCATGACAAGTGGCGCACCACCTACTTTTCAACGCCATCGGCTAAAACCCACCAGGCCTATCCGTTCTGGACTGGCGAGGAATGGAAACAGGGCAGTAAAAAGCGCGCGGCGGCAGTATTTCCGTCCTTTGACGATATGCGCAACGGTGGCCGTCTTTGCCCGGATGGTCAGTGGCGCTACATCATCACGATGGAAGATGCGATCGCGGGCGGCTTTAACCTCGCCAGCATAGAGAAGCTGCGCAACCGCTATAACGACGCCACCTTTTCCATGCTTTATATGTGCGTGTTCGTGGACAGCAAAGACAGCGTTTTCCGGTTTTCTGATCTGGAGGCCTGCGGCGTAGAAACGGACACCTGGCAGGATCACGACATCAGAAAAGCGCGGCCATTTGGCGAGCGCCCTGTGTGGGGCGGTTTCGACCCTGCCCGCAGCGGTGATTTGAGCTGCTTTGTCATTGTCGCCCCGCCTGAGTATGCCGCCGAGCGATACCGGGTGCTGCGCGTCTTTAACTGGAAGGGCATGAATTTTCGCTGGCAGGCAAAGCAGATCGAGGAGCTGTTTCACAAATACAACTTCACCTATCTGGGCATCGACGTGACCGGCATCGGCCAGGGCGTTTATGAAAATATTCAGCACTTTGCCCTGCGTGTGGCGGTGGCTATCCGCTATGACCGTCACACCAAAGACCAGCTGGTCCTGAAAGCCGCTGATGTGGTGGAGAGCCAGCGTATCGAGTGGGACAAAGACATGAAAGAGATCCCGGCCAGCTTTATGGCCATACGCCGCACCACCACGCAAAGCGGTGGCGCAATGACATTTGTCGCAGACCGCAGCCAGGACACCGGCCATGCGGAATCCTTCTGGGCGATAGCCCATGCACTGCATAACGAACCCCTTAACTACGAGAACAAACCGCGGAGTCGCTGGCGGATCAGGAAAGAGGCAGCATGAAAAAGAAGAAATACACCGCCGCGCGCGGTAAAGGTAAAAACGCGCCAGCCAGAAAGATGAGTATCCTGCGTTTCGGCAAGCCCGAACCGGTACTGACCACCGGCACGGATTACTGCGACGTATGGTATGACAACGAGGCCAACCACTTTACGCTGCCGATTGACAGGCTGGCGCTGGCACAGCTGATTAACCTGAATGGCCAGCACGGCGGCATCATCCATTCACGCAAAAACATGGTGCTGGCTGATTATATCGGCGGCGGGCTGTCACGTGATGACCTTGAAGCCGCGGTGTTTGATTTTATTACCTTCGGGGATGTGGGGATCGTAAAAATCCGCAATGGCTGGGGTGACGTCATCGCCCTGGCACCCTTGCCCGGGCTGTATACGCGTCGTCGTAAAACGGGGGAATTTGCTGTGCTGCAACAGGGTGAGCCGCTGATTTATCCGCCGGAAGATGTGATTTTTTTGCGTATGTATGACCCGCAACAGCATATCTACGGCCTGCCGGACTATATCGGCGGCATTCACTCCGCGCTGCTTAACAGTGAGGCGGTGATTTTCCGTCGCCGTTATTACCACAACGGCGCTCATACGGGCGGCATCTTATACACCTCCGACCCCAGCATGACCGACGAACTGGAGGAAGAGATTGAACGCCAGCTGCGTGACAGCAAAGGGATCGGTAACTTCTCCACTATTCTTGTGAATATCCCGAACGGGCAAAAAGACGGGGTGCAGTTTATTCAGATGGGCGACATTTCTGCCAATGATGAGTTTGCAAGCGTGAAAAACATCAGTGCTCAGGATGTACTGAATGCGCACCGCTTCCCGGCAGGTCTGGCCGGGCAAATCGCACAGAATGCTGCCGGACTGGGCGACCCGGAGAAGGCCGAGCGCATTTACAAAAAAAGCGAAGTGCTGCCCCTCCAGCGCCGCTTTATGGAGGCCATCAGCAGCGACCCGGAAATCGCGGAATATCTGCACCTTAACTTTGCTTTCCCACAACAAACAGACGGTGCGGCATGAGTAAAAAAAGGTTAAAATCCAGGCATTATTTAACAGCCGAAGAGTGGAATATGAGAGTCCTGAAGATTGAATGCCCGGAGTGCGGCTCAAAGGCTGTGATTCGCAAAACGAACCGGAAGCATCGCAAGATTGCGGATATTTACTGCGCCTGTGCTGATGTAGAGTGTGGGCACACTTTTGTTATGAATTTGACGTTTTCCCACACTCTTAGCCCCAGTGCTAAGACGGGTGATGTTTTAGTGCAAACGTTGCTTCAAAACTTGTCACCCGATCAGAAACAAATGGCTTTGGATTTACTGAAAGCCGCCCCGGCTATCTGAATCGCCCCCGCTAAGGGGGTGCTTTTTTTCGTACTCGTTCAACCTTTCACCAAGCTCTTTCGTCATTTCGCCCAACCATGCTAACGCAACATCCTTTTCATCCTCGGTGCATTCTGCTGTAGCCATTAACTTTGCAACCAGGGCGATCCGCCGAAAGGTAATGGTTTCAAAAAACAAGTCCTGCACAGTATCCTCCAACGCAAACAACTGTATATAAAAACAGTATACAGAAATGTAAGATATTTGAAATAAATTTAGCCTTAATGCATTTTTTTAATATTACATATCACTAGCTTACGAGGGATTACTGCCACCCCGGCCATTGTTCATCTTCTGGCTTAGTTCGCCTCTCATTGAGATCACCTGCGCTATAGAAAAGCGCTGAACTGCCAAAATTAAGCCCCCCACCCCTCTCTAAAACAGCGATTTCCTCATCTGTTCCGGCATAACCACGCTGGTTAAGAAGAACTTTTAACCGTCTGCGGATTCCACCCTCGGTACAGTTATTGACAGAACTCCAAGGGGCGGCGCTGCCGCCAGAAAACCCCGCCTCCGCTGGCGCTTCGGCCAACTTCGCGACCTTCTGCCATTTGACGAGACGTGTGCAGACTTCAGAGTCAGGAATAAGAGGTGAGTAAACCCCCTGAACACGCTGCACATCTTCTGCGTACTCGTTCCCTTGCTCTGTGATTTCATAAGCGAGACGCACGACCAGATCACAGCGCTTTACCAGTGCGCCGCCCTGCAACTGCGTATACGCAGCCCAGTCGCCCACATCTGCCGCCGCTAAAACGGCATCCATGCGGTTATCAGTCAGCCGCTGATCCCGCAAACGACGCAACTCGCGCCAGACCGTCACCGGCGCTCCGCCAATTTGTTGAAACTGACGTATGCGCCACCGGGACGCCCACGCCGTAACCGCTTTGGACATATCCCGCAGGTTTTCCCCGGTTTCCTCGTCTTTCTCGCCATCAAGTGCAAAACCATCAATGTTTTTGGAGATGTATTTAGCGATATAGCCGGTGGCGGAACCTTTTTCTGGATCGATAGGCTCAACGTGAAAACGCGCCTTAAGCGCATGGGGTGACTGAAGTTCTTCTGAATCTGCTATACGGGCGTAATAGCAAAGAATGTCGCGAACAGCGGCAACATCATGCGGGGGCATGAATAACAGCATGTGCCAGTGGGGAGTTCCATCGTGATGAGGCTCAACCACACGAAAGCCAAAAACCTTTATACCGGCGCGCGAAATGGCAGCACGGCATTTAGCCCACACACGGCAGAGATAACGCTGCGTGTCCTGTGGGCTGCATCCGTTCCACTGGCTGACAAAGCCACCTTTGCTGTGTACGGCGTGGAAGCGTGACGGCGCGGTGATGGTATAGAACTCCCCGGCCAGCCCCTCTTCGTTTGCTATGTCCTCAAACCCTCGCATGCGAACCATCAGTTCACAGCGACGGACAGCAGGATTGGCCACGCTGCCGTAAACCATATCGCTAAGAGCAACGCGATCGCCGTCTTCGTTAATGAGGTCGAAGTTTTTAAAAAACTCAGTATTCCGTTTTTTTTGCTCTAACCACTCGCCCAGTGTTTTGCGTGACACGTATGCGCTTGCGGCTTTTTGTACCTGCCCCACGGCAATGGCCAGATGTTCACGCTGGAGATCGCGGGCACGTTTAAGGCGCAGATACCACCAGTCAGGTGCCATCATACGCAGAATGCCAGAATGCGCCTGCCGCTCCGTCAGCTTGTCAGCAATAAACGCCCCCCAGTAGGGCGCGATGAAGTTAATCTGCTGTACCAGTTCGCCCATATGGACAAACGCCAGCCCCGCGCGCTTAGCCAACTCTTTTTCGTCTCGCGTCTCTCCATTAAGCGTGTCTGTAAAATCACAGAATGCCTTGGTCAGCCAGGCAGCAACGCGACCGGCCAGCTTTTTAAGTTCGGAACGGTCAAGGGATGGCAGGCGATTAAGCGCTTTACCAAAGGGGAGATCGTCAACGTCGCGCGTTAATGCATATCGGGACATGACTTTTCGTAGGCGTGGCAATACAGCCCCGGCGATAGTTTTACGCAGGAATGTATTGGCACGGCGACGGCCATCAACGCCGTTAAAAAGCTTTTCGTAGCGGTGGCCGAAATACCCGGCCAGCCAGTCGGGTATTTCATGCAGGTATTGGGAGCGCCATTCATAGTCCTGCGGATTAACAGCCCATAAACGACGTTCTGTTATCGTCGCATTTGCTGGCATGCCAGGCGCGAAGGTATCATGCCGCCAGGCATCGACGGCGTGATGTTGGCCATTAGCTACATGCGTCATGCGCAAACCAATGAAATGGAGTTAAGCGGAGTTGTTACTGCCATGCCGAACCACCTTTACTGCAAATGGCCGCAGCCTCTTCACGGATCAGCTCAACAATTTCAGCAGCAGATAATCCTTCTTTAATTGCATGGTTAGCCAGCTTATCCAGACGGATGGAACACAAATCAGCAGCCGCTGCTTTTCCTTCCTGTGCTGCATTAAGCAATACGTCAAGCAAGGTTTTTCCGGTGACGTCATCAGAACTGGATGGTTGTTTTCCAAACATTTTTATTTCCTCAAGGCAATAGAACCCCCGGCCACCGCAGGGATGGCCAAAAATTCAGGCAATTAATTAGTGGGAAGAGACGGTAACGGGCGCGGCTGAGCAGTTCGGTGCAGATATCTGGTGAAGCTCGTAGGTATTACGCCACCACTCCTGGATCAGCGCTTTGACTTCCCCAGCGCCTAATGACCCGGCAATGAAATACATGGTTCGAATGCTGGCCAGCGCTTCAACCTGCTGGAACTGGTTTTGCGCTTCACGATAAAAACAGCACCAGTAAGCAGCATTCACTGCCAGCCAGTGCCGCTTGTTTGTCAGGTGATCGGTGTCGTTAAAGAAAAACGGATGTAACGCTACACGGCCATTTTTGACTGTACTTTTCTCAAGGAAGAGGATGACGTAATTATGTGGAACACCCCACACAGCCAGCTCCTGTCCCAGTTCTTTGGCGTTTACAGAGATAATGGACATTAGTGATTCTCCTGCTGTTGCATCTTATGAACGATATGAGGCGCGATAATCATCTGTACGCCATTACTGCTGTGGATCGGATGTGCCTTTTTAACCTGGCGGTTGGCGCTGCGCTTTGAAAAATCGTTGTCGCTCAAACTTCCGAAACCTTCAAACGTCAGACGCGCTCTGGATATTCCCTGTCGCAGTTGAATCATTGCCCGGTAGTCCAGACGGTCGAATAACTCAGACCAGCAACATTTACACAGGTGCGCTTTGAAAACGTCTCTCCCGGAAGCAACTGCGGCGGCATGCAAAACCACCCCGCGCCATTCTGGTGTTAATCTGTCCCACCATTCAGCGGCTTCGCTTTTCTCACTCCAGTATTTGCGGCGGATATTGCCCAGCCACTTGAGGCCGATCTCCTGCTGCTTTGAGCTAATGGCCATGACGCCTCCTGCTAATCCCGAACAAACGTAACCACAACGGATGACGGGAGGAACGGCCATCGAATTTGTACTTGTGGCCAGGGTTCCAGCGCTGGCCGTTTGGTAATTCAAGCCAGCCAGTCCCCCCACTTGCCAATTGCATTGGCGGTGATTGTCTTTTTAGGTAGGTAACGAAAGGTTTCATTGTTTCCCCTCACATCATGCTGCTAGCGCTGGTAGTCACGATATCGACGGCAGCAGCAATAACTGGCGCAGACTGGAGACGGCTTTCTACGGTGTAAGCCAGAACAGAAAGGGAACGGATTGCATCGCGAGCACGATCAAGAATTTGAGTGCGGCGGGCAGCTGTCATGTGATCTGTTGATACCGCTTCCCCAGCAATCGCGCCCACGCATGCAGTCACACTAAGCGCGCAAAACTGCATGTTGGCTTCTGTTGCGTTGTTGACTGGAACAGACGGAAGGCAGTTAATTTGTGCGAGTAGCCCATCAAGCAAACGCCCATCCTCTGTACTATCAGTGATAGCCAGCAGGTCTTCACAGGTGAGACGGTGCGGTTGCAATGGATTCAGCTTATTACGCAGTAATTGTGGGCGCATACCAACGGTAGCGGCCACATCCTCAAGATTGTGCGTCAGCGCAAACGCTCGGCAAGCTGCATCAAAATGTGCATGTTTGGAAGTCTGGTAATCAAACATTGATCCTACTCCATTCCATATACAGAATGATCATGATGAATGGACAAAACGAACTACTAACGGTCTGCATTCCATGCGTACCAATCTACATATACGTGCTCTTTTGGGTTTTCCTTCGGCTTGATTTTTAGTTTTCCCGAGTGAACCCAGTAACGCGCAGTACGTAATTTGATACCAACTCGCTCACTGAAAGTTTTGATAGGTATCCAGCGATTCTCTGTATAAGTTGCGGAGGTAGTTTTCATAAGGCAAAATCTCACTTTGAAATAACCACCATTTGCAGATGGTGGCAGTGGTTAACAATGAACTACTATCATTCACATAAACTAACTACAAACGAACACCAAGAATCCTATGTAGTCGTTTGTAGTTTGTCAACCATTAAGAACTACAAAGATGCCAAAATATAATATCAAAACAGGAGCCAGAGAGGCTGTTGCAAGAATCTGCGAGGTGTATGGTTTCACTTCAAGGCTTCAATTGGCTCAATACTTGGAAATGTCCCCAAGTGCTTTGGGTACAAGGATCATGCGAGACAATTTCCCATCAGACCTCGTATTAAGATGTGCTTTAGAGACCGGAGCATCCATCTACTGGTTAACTACCGGGGAAGGAGCCACGTTTGACCATCTCACCAGCGATACTCTAAGAATCCCGGTCTACAAAATTTCAAAAAATGAATTAGTGCGACAGGCATCATATATTTATGATAAAGCTCTGCTGCCGAACTACTCAGGTGAACTACAAATAATAATTGATGAGGATGTAACCTACTTTGTAGACATTCATACTCATCAAGCAACTGATGGTAAGTACTTGATTGAGTATTCAGGTACCAAAAGTATTAAAGAGTTAACACTGCTTCCAGGTAACAAGCTTCGAATTGATTGGGGAAAATATCCTGTGGATTGCAATATTTCTGATGTAACGCTAGTTGGGAAAGTTGTTGCAACATATTTGGTTAATGAATAATGACAGTAAGAAAAACAAAGGAAGGGGAATGGATCTGTGATTTGCGCCCTAACGGTGTAAAAGGGAAACGTATACGCAAAAAGTTTGCAACAAAGGGAGAAGCCTTATCTTATGAAAAATTCATTTCAAATGAACTTGAAAATAAACCATGGCTAGGGGAAAAGCAGGACAACAGGCGACTATCGGACCTAATTGAACAATGGTATGCATTGTATGGACGAACTCTTTCCGATGCGGATCGGATGATGTCTAAATTAAAGGGCATCTGCGCTGGAATGGGTAACCCGGTTGCTTCAAGTATCACGGCCGCTGATTTTAGCGCATACCGTGAAGGCAGGCTAAAGGGAGAGATACCAGATATTAACGGGCGATGCATGCCCATCCAACCGCAAACTGTAAATCATGAACAGCGGAACTTATCAGCCGTTTTTGGCACTTTGAAAAAACTAGGACACTGGCATCTACCAAATCCCGTAGCTGGAATCCCAACATTCAAAGTCGATGAAAAAATGGTTTCGTTTCTCTACCCTCAAGAAATCCAAATATTATTGGATCATTTAGCTGAGTCTAATAGCTCCAGCGTTCTAATTATATCAAAAATATGTCTCGCAACTGGAGCACGATGGAGTGAGGCCGAAAATCTGGAAGGGGCGCAAGTTACTCCCTACCGCATAACATATAAAAATACAAAAAGCGGAAAGGTTCGCTCGGTTCCAATCTCAAAAGAACTTTATAATGAAATTCCCAAAAAACGAGGCCGCTTATTTACTCCATGTAGAAAAACATTTGAAAGGGTTGTAATAAAGGCAGGTATCGAACTTCCAGAAGGCCAATGCACACACGTTCTGCGCCATACGTTCGCGAGCCACTTTATGATGAATGGAGGTAATATTCTCGTACTTAAGGAAATATTAGGCCATTCAGATATAAAAATGACTATGATCTATGCGCACTTCGCACCAACACATCTAGAAGATGCAGTAACAAAAAATCCATTACACGGTTTAAAAAAATGAAAAACTATCTTACACATTCAACGTTAGCTTTAATTATTTATGCCATATATTTATTTATTGAGTATAAAACACTAAAAAGAAGGAGCGGTTTTTCCATGAATGAGAAACCTCTATCAGAACAATTACTTTTCAGAGCAGCCGTAAGAGTCCCATTAATTTCATTTGTTTTCTTTGGATTTTTCGCATGGTGTGGCCACCCACCTAACTTTACATCTAAAGGCTTTTCAAATTTTATTGAAAGAGGTAAATTGCCTTTAGGTTTGTTATCACTAAGCATTCCTTTCTTAGCTGTTATAAATAATATTCACAGAACAATACAGACTGACGCACAAATAAAAGAAGCTAAGAAAAAAAATCTGTCTGACTTATTTTACTCGCATCAAAAAAACACAATTGAATATTTCTCAACACATATTCAATATACTCTAAAAGCAGGTAACCCACAGCTAAACACACATGAAGAGCGTTTCATTAAGGTAAAACACACTTATAAGTTATATCAAAAAATTTTTCCGCAATCTTCAGCCATAGATAATAACTTCACTCTATCCAAAGAATATATTAAGTCAATAAAATCAATATGGATAAAAATAAACACCTTACTAGATAAAAGAAATTATGAATATATTCCCGGCGAAAAAAGAAATTATAAAACGCGCCAAGCAAAAAATATACACTCTTTAGAACTTTGCATAAGAAAATTAAGTAGAAAACTTTTCCTTGATGAAATTAAATTTAAATATATTTTTCAAATCTATGAGCATGAAAAATTTATGTTACATACAGGAATTCAAAGTGAAAATGATTTAAGAAACATCATTAAATTTTTCTGGGTGTTAACAAATGACATTTTTCTTATTGGAAATGAAGTCATATTGAAAAAAAGTGATTATACAAATATTGACCAATACTTGGTTTCAAAAATAAAATATACACATCTTGAGAACTATGACCGTTGGAAAACTGATAATGTTATACCCCAGCATCAGACAACAGTCTATAAACCAAAATTCATCCAGTATACCTCGAATGCATGACCATATTACGTCCACAGACTCCATAAACGAGTGACAACCAATGTTAGCAATTAGCACTTAATCATATGATTTTAATACTAAATTATTGATTCCTATGATGACCTATAAGAATGTAGGAATTTCGGACGCGGGTTCAACTCCCGCCAGCTCCACCAATTAAAACAAGGGGTTACGTGAAAGCGTAACCCCTTTTTCTTTGGCGGTGGCGGCAAAATGGCGACGACAATTTACTAACCAGTAAGTAGAAGTAACTCATAATCGCCTGGTCGTTGGTTCAAACCCAACAGTAGCCACCAAATTTTATCTTTAAAATCATTTAGTTAAGCCATCTCATAAGGTGGCATTTTCTTTATCAAGGTACTTGGTGTCGCAAAAGCGTCGCACAAACTTTTCTACCCAGCCAAGCCTAATGTCTTAAGTACATCATTTTTTGTATTGGATAGAAGGAAGTTAAGAAGGTCTTTAGCGACTTTTCCTACAAAGAGTTTGGGTACTACATTTCTCCCTGATTGTTTTCAATGCATCTTTTGGCTTACCCTAGCCTTAAAGCTATCTTTACTTTAAGTCTTTTTTTTGTTTGTATGAAGTTGAAAACTTTCATTACGCATAAACAATAGGAAAATAACCTGAAATGGCTAAAGAAAATAAAAACGATAAACCAAAGAAACTGGCATATAGAATAAAAAGCATCAACATTGAAAAGCTAAAAGGAATAAACGATTGCCCTATTTCTTTTCCTGCAGAAAAATCTGTGACTGCTATTATGGGAATTAATGGCTCGGGGAAATCAACAATACTACATGCACTATCTTGCGTTTTTAAACCAATAGGAAAATCTTCTAAAGAAAATAATAAATTCTCAGACTTCTTCACACCTCATGATCAGAATAACTGGCAAGATAGTAAATTCACAGTTTTCTTCAGAACATTAGAGCAAACAAATAACGGTGACAAAATAATCTTTAATGAAATACATGATGATGAAGATAAACCTATTGTTTATGTAAAAGATAAACGATGGAGACCTATTTATGCACGAAGAATAGAAAGAGAATCCGTATATATAGGTTTGCAAAATCTCGCGACACTTGCGGATAACACAGGAGCGTCGAAATACGCTGAGTACACAAAAAATTATATTTATACCCCAGCGATAAAGAAAAAGATGATCGATGCGTTGAATACAATACTTGACGCTAAATACTCCGATCTCTTTGAATGCCAAACCGTTAAGGGAAACAAAAAATTCATAGGGATGGTAAATAAAGACATAGAATATACAGAACACACCATGGGTGCTGGAGAAAAAAGAGTTTTCGAAATAGTAAAAAATGTTTACACCGGAGATTTGAAACCAAACGGTCTCCTTATTATAGATGAAATAGATGTTCTGCTGCATGAAAGGGCATTCCATGAACTTATAAAGTTTTTAATTTCAGAGAGCACAGCCATGTCCTTTGAAGTTATTTTTACAACGCACAGAGAGTCGATAATACATTTCAAGAACAAAATAAATATAATTAGCATTTGGAATGTTGGAAATGGAATAGAAGCCTTCCCCGGCGTATCAGCAGATGCTCTAAGACAAATATCAAATGTAGAGCCTGATATGGTCAATATTTTTGTTGAAGATAGCCTTGCCAAAACTGCTTTGAGTATTCTTGTCGAACACGAAGGTGTTAATGAACAAGTTGACATTTCGCTTTTCGGTTCTGCTGAAAATTCAGCGGTAATTTTATCTGGTCTTAAATTGACAAAGAAAAAAATTAATACAAGCTTAGCAATATTGGATGGAGATTATTACATTACACCTCCTGAAAAGGCGGCGATGGTGAATAGAGTTCTATCAGGAACAGATAAGAAAGTAGAAAAAAAAGAAGTGCTATCTAGAATATTCCAGTTTAACCTTGATGTTACAGACGTTAAAGGATCACCTGAGAAAAATCACAAAATATGGTTTGAAGCAATAGATGAAAAAAAAGTAGCCGACAATGAGAAAACTATGTTTGCAAATCTCAAAAAACACTCTCTAAGTATTGGCATCCTCAATGATTATCATGATTACTATCCAGAATTAGCTCGAAGATCTAAGCTTGACAATATCGAGTATAAGGTCTTGACATATATATGTAAGTACAGTGAAAAGTGGGACTTTTATACATCATGCATTAAAGATGAGATTAAAAATGCCATTGCTGCAATATAAAAAGGCAAAAGGGCGAGTATCTTACGCCCTTTTTTTAGTCAAAAAAATATTTTCCAACCTTAATATAATAAGACTAGTTGGCAAACAATCATATCCAGACTTTATGAACGATGGCATAAAAGCATTATGCATCACTTCCCTTTAGTTTATCTGAGAGATAAATAATCAGGCAAATCAATGCGAAACAACCCAAAAAACCGCCTAGCTTGTATAACCACCCATCAAAAATAAAAAGACATGTAAAAGCCGCGATAGATAGGATACCTCTACCGAAGGCATCAAACATATCAACTGTATGTATCCATATTTTCTTCTAAACATTATTTTTCGAGGATTTTGCAGATTTCGTCCTGTATCCCTTTGCACTGTGTTGGGTGACTTTGATTATACATAAGGCAAGGCTCTAACAGCTTTTCAAGGTGAAAGGATAGGGATTGGCTAATCTTTTCCAAACTCACCCCCGAAATTCGTAGATCTTTTGCAGTGCGTCAGATCTAATACTCCACGTTCTAACAATTTATAGCCATTAAGAGATTAAGCATTTACATGATAAGGTTAAATTATGAGACCAAATGCAATAAAAATATACTCAGAAATACCCCCCTGATTAAAGGCAGCTGATTCAATGAAAAAACCGTGATAAAATAAGAAAAACCTGCCGTTTTTAAAGACATTTATATATGAGGTCGTAATGTCCAGTTTCTCAAGAATCATCGCAATGATAGGGCCTTGCGTTATACTCGGCTTTATTATTTTATTTATATTTAAAGGTTATTTCCTGCACAGGATGATCAAAAAAGATCCGGTCTATGCCAAGGCGAAAATTGTCACTTACTTCCCGAAAACGCCAAATGAAAAAGGTCGCCTTGATATCGTCATGACTTACAACTTCGTCGCGGACAATAAAACTTATACCAAAGAGCAGCAGATATTAAATATCAACACCCTCGATCTAAATAAATATCATGTGGGTAAAGAAGTGCCGATTGTCTATTACCGCAAAGATCCTAATTACAGCAAAATCGATGTATATGATGAAAGCCTACGGAATTAATCTCATACCATCTATTAGCGTATAAATCAGAATCTACTCAGGGGCGCTTACTGCCCCTTTTGACTGGTTTCGAGTCACCAGGCTACCGTCAATCAAGCCTTCAAAACCATTAAACAAAATAACCCCCAACTCTAAACCCCCCTCACCCCTTCCCTGACGCAATCAATCACCGCCCTGGCCTGTTCCAGTTGCACACGCAGTTCATGCACGGTGTCATTATCCGGAATCAGCACAATGCAGCCTTTCGATATCTGCACCGTGACATGCACGCCGGTTTCAAAGCCTGCTTCGCGCAGCCATTTGCCTTTCAGTTGCAGGGCGGGTGTGCTGGTGTCGCCGCGGTTCGGGCGGTAGCCGACAATACAGTGGCGCTGGGTTTTCGTAAGGGTTTTCGTCATAAGAAATTCTCCAATGGCAGTCATTATTTCCGCCATCTGAGAGGCTAATCTCACGGGTGGCGGAGCCAGACAGGGTTAGCCTTACCGGCCCATCGGAAACCGGCGCGTCTCG